CACACCACGGGGCTGGCGGAGCCACTACGACGGGCGGAAAAATTAACAAGTTGAAAAAGGCAATGACGGAAGTTTTTGATGCGGACATCTATTTGATGGGGCACTGCCATGAGCAGTTGGACTTGTCATTGGTCAACCTCTATCAGGATGAGCGAGGCGTGATTAGGCAGCGAAAAAAGCAAGGCGTCGTGACTGGGGCGTACCTGGCGACATATCACAGCGGGACGTCAGGGTACGGCGAGCAGAAACTGTACTCCCCGGTGAGCCTGGGGAGTGTGGCGGTAACGATTGTTCCCGGTACGCGGCGACTGGGGGTTGAGAAGCGATGAAAACCTCACATATTGACCGAATAGCGGCTAGGATGGAGGACGTTAGGCGGGAGGTCTGTAAGGAGGGTAGGCAGTCGTTTAGGGCGACCCTTGACGCCGCATTAGAGGCCCGCGCGCGGGTGCTAGAGTGTTTACGGCAGGGTGTCGGAAAGAGTCAAATAGCTCGGCAGTTGGGGATTAGCCGAGATCGCGTTCAGAGGGCGTACGTGGTACTGGCGCGCGAGGGAAAGATATGCTGGGACAAGGCTAAGGGCGGTAGCGGTGGATGGAAGGTACGGAATAGCGCACAGTAATCTCGTGCAGTCGCCGACGACAGACGTTAGCGGAGTCAACGAGAGGAGGGGCCGTGGACGCCGGAAAAACATGGCGCACAGTTGATAGGTCGCTCATTCATGACGGCGACTGTCACTGGTGGAACTTCGGGATCTGTACGTGCGGGCTTATTCATCATCTAATGCCACGGGACGACGCTACCCAGATCATGCCCGATTACTGGGAGCAGCGAGCAATACACGAGACGCGTATCGAGCAGCTTGAGTACATCGACGGAAAGAGACGCCGCGTCGGCTAGCATCGTCAAATCGATGAAGGCAGCACATGGGATTTAATATCCATCATCTGTCGTTTAAGCAGCGAGCGCTTCAAGTCGGCCCGCATGACGACGCTATCAAGAAAGCGTGTAATTCGTGCGCTTACCGCGATATCTGCGGCGGATTCTGGGTCTGGGACGATAGTCGATGGTGCGACGAGGACTGCGTAAACTGCCTCGCACTATGCTGTCATAAGCCGACATGGCGGTCCGACGCCGCGCGAATAGGCGGTCTGTCGTTCGATGACATTCACTGGAAGCCGTGGTCCGCCGACTGGCCCGACATGATCTGGGTCGTTGGAGGTCGCACGGGCGGACTTCCGGAGCCTGTGTACGTCATCCCGGTCGACTCTCTGATGGATCGGTTCAGTTTGTGCTGGGCGCATACGCCGGATCTTCATGAGAGATTTTCAATACCTGCATCAAGCAAGATTGGAATATCTTTCTGCTTCCAGGATCACCGGCTGCGTCGATTTCGAGATCATGAAGACGTCGTTGCCGACGCGCTGAGCAAATTCAATGTAGACTTCGTCCTCCCAATCAACTACTCAGTATATCGTAACTACCCGCGACTCGATCAGCTTGTCGCCATGCGGAGGCGCATGTTGTCGATGAAGCTCTTTCAGGAGCGGGGGCTGAACGTCATTCCCGATGTCGGGATCATTAGGGACGTTGATATCGATAGGTGGGCCGACTGGATTACCCGTGAAAAGTGTTCTTCCGTATTCATGACTGTGCAGACAATGCAAGGAAAGGTGCTGACACCTCGCTACCGAATCCAGTTCGGTAATATGCTGAAGTTTCGGGAGAAGATCGGTCCTGATGTGCGCATTCTTCTACAGGGAGTTAGTGCGACTAGGATGGCATTCTTTGCATCTCAGCTAGGGAAGGTATCTTTTATCAATCACGCCGCATGGGTCAAAGCGGAGCTTCGACTTAACGCCGCTACGGACGAGGGACTCCGGGGTTCGGGATACACCGTTCAGGACACTTTTGCCTTGAATGTTAACCTACTAAAGCGTATCCTATATGCAACACGCTCAAGTTCTGTTTCCTCAGCTGGAGGGTCTCCCGATGGGTAGCGAAGGCGGACGGATGGGCTACATGTCTGGCGGGACGACATGGTCAGATACGGGCAAGAAGAGACTCGCAAGACTTGAAAAACATCAACGCGGAAAGCTTGTTAGTGTCGAGCACCTGAATAAGGCAAACATAGGACCAAAGACGTTCCGGGACGGCCCGGCCGGAGCGCAGCGGCGGGCCGCTGCAAATCGACTTCGTCGGAGTCTAACGAGGCAGTTCGGGAAATCAGGAGGTTGGGGCTCTGGCCGTGGTTCCAGTCGTGTTCGTGCCTCGTGGAGCCGCGATAAGGGGTGGGCTCGCCAGGCTAGTCACACGGACGGAAAAGTGAGGGCTAACGGAGCAGCCGGAAAGCGTGATCTTAATAGCCTAACGAATACGGCCGCAAAAAGAGCGGCGCTTCGTAAAGAGGGAATTACCCTTGGCCGGACCGTAAAAACTGGTGCGAGGGATGCGAAAGGTAATCCGGTATATGCGCGGCCGTTTGTGATAAGGACCATTCCGTAACTTTCTGGTGTGCGTTAGCGACACTGATAATGGAGGCGTAACATGAGTGGTACTGGCGAACAGCTGGTTGCTGTTGACAGCATCGAACCGAATACGTGGAATCCGCAGGTGATGGCCGATGCGAAGTTCAACGAACTCGTTGAAGAGATCCGAGAAGACGGGTTCGACGATGCTATTCACGTAGTCAAGCATCCAGATCCGATCAAGGCCGCTGCCGGTGTCTACATGATCGTTGACGGTGAGCACAGATGGCAAGCGGCAAGGGTTCTCGGGATCACCGAGATTCCGTGCGTCGTTAAGGATAACTGGATCGACGAAAAGACGCAGAAAATAAAGACGGTTCGTCGAAACCTTCTCCACGGCGATCTCGATCGCAGCCGCTTTACGAAACTTGCGCACAGCCTGAATGACACGGGAATTCCGATTAAGGAGCTTCCAGCTATGCTCGGGTTCGAGACTGAAGCACAGTTTCGTGAGAAGTTCGTGGCCGACGAGCGCAACCGCGAGGAACAGGCAGTCAAGCGAGCAAGTAAGACCGCTCGTGACGAGGAGAAGCGCGAGTCGGCTGTTGTAAACAATCTATCGTTCATACTTAACGAAATTTTCGCGGAATATGGCGACACTGTTCCGCAAGGATTCATCTTTTTCTGCCACAAGAACAAATTTCATCTGCTCGTCCAGATGGATGACGGGCTAGAGGGTCTTGTCGAGTCCGCCGTCAAATATCTCCGATCAACAGGAAAGAACGTTAACACGATGCTGCGTCGCGCGCTTGACGTAGAGTTTGATGCGATCACAGCGCAGGAAGGCGCTGATCCTCGAAAGGCACGTGGCATCAAGGGTGATGACGACGGCATCAGCGACGGGAACTCGTTTGATGACACCGAGACCCCCGAAGATTCTGACGGTGAAGACGGCGAAGACGGTGAAGACGGTGAAGGTGAGGACAGCAAGTGAGTGGGCAACGCTCGTCGGGACTTGACCCGAATGGGCAACCGTTTGTCGGCAGGGCAGGCGTTGAACGCCGTCGATCGATGGTGCTTGACTTCCACCTTCGGGGGTTGACCAATAACGCAATTGCGGTGATCCTCAAGGTCCACCGCAATACCGTTACGAACGATCTTCGCGCAATCAAGCGGCTCCAAGCCGATGCGGTACGAAATCTCGATCCGGACGAAGAGACCGGTGCCGCGCTTGATTATTACCTGAAGCTGCGCGACCAGGCGTACGCGCAGTATACGGAGTCGGAAAATCCGAACGCTAAGCTCGGGTTCCTTCAGGCGGCTCTCCGTGCTCAGGATATGCATATAAAACTGCTCATGGACACGGGGACGGTTGAAAAGGCCCCGACTAGGATCACCAACAACGCTACAGGCACAATTCAGCACAATCATACTGCCGCGTTTGCCGGAAAGAGTGAGTCAGACCTTACTTCCCGTAAGGCTGAGCTGATGAGCGAACTGGGATTTGCGAGATCTGGTGTAGGTAAAAACTGATGGCGGACACTTCAGGTAAGACCGCAGCTCCGAAACTATCTCGGAGGCAGCAGCTATTACTCGGCAAGAAGTTGGCCGAACTAGAAGCCATTGAGCGTGAGCTTCAACGCCGCACGAACTCAACAAACCCCATGTTCTACGGTCTTCCGGATCTCATGTTTCCTCAGGGATTCGCGCAAGGAACTCTGAATCACGAGACTGGCGAAATCATTCGTGAGCCGCTCCCGTCGCCTGAGACGGAACTGGAGTACATTGCGCGGCAAGAGGAGGCGGTCAGGGATCTTATTGAGACCAGCCTCCATCTCATGAAGGACGGTCGTACCATTGACGTGCGGCTTATTCCAAAACAGGTGCAATTTATCTCTGATTTCCTTTTTGGTAGATCTACCAGAGGCATTTTGTGGAAAGGCCGTGGGTGCCTGACGCCAGAGAATCTCGTGGTCACGGACAGCGGGATGAAGCCGATATCCCGGGTCACGACCAGCGACTCGGTCATCAACAAGGATGGCAGATTTACCCGAGTACTTGATGCGGTCTCCCGGAAATTCTCCGGAAAGATCGTGCGTATCCGGCTAGCGGGTAATTTACCCCAGCCTGGGTTTACGCCAGACCATTTGATTCTGGCAGTTCGACCGTCGACGTGCGTTCAGTGCGAGGACGGGCAAGATCATCTAGCATGCACGAGCAGCTGCATGAAGGATTGCGCTGTCCGTCCGTGGAAGATGTACCACGAGGAATGGGTAGCGGCAGGAGATCTCCGAAAAGGAGATTTCGTCTTCGTCCCACTTGCGCCAACCGCATCAGAAACAACAACCCCCGCCGATCCTGCTCGTCGTTGGTATTACGAAGGCAAAGTTCTATTTCGTATAGAAGACGTCAGGACCGAGGACTACGACGGAGACGTTTGGGACATTGAAGTTGCTGAAGGATCGTCATTCTGCCTTCCGTATCTGGTAGCTCATAACTGCGGAGGATCGCTGTGCGCGGCGATCATGATCTGGCTCATTATGCTCTACAGGCGTATGTCATTCATCGATCTTGGCGGTTCGATGGAGCAGTCGAAAGTCGTCTATGAGTATGTGAGCGCATTCTGGAGCAGCGTTCCAGGTCTAAGTGAGATTCTTGAAAAAGATCCGCTGATCTCCATGACGAAACTCATTACTGGGGTTCAACTTAAATGCATCGTTCCAGGAACGCTTGTCCTCACCGATCGCGGGATTGTGCCTGTGGAGGACATTGTTGTTGGTGACAAGATTCTTGATGGTGAGGGTAAGCTCAGTCCGGTCAAGATGACGATTAGCAGGCGTCACAGAGGAGAGGTAGTCAAGATAGTTCCTGTTGGATATGGTCGAGGGTTCGAGACTACTCTTGATCACCGAACGTGGGCGATGAAAGTCGCGACGCCGGTTCGTCGCGCGCTCCAGCGCGGGGAGGCTGTTGACGAGGCTCCGAGAGCTGATTGGGTAGAGGCGCAGGAGCTTGAGGTCGGAGACGTTCTTCCGGTTCCAAAGCTGTGCACCGACCCGTCTCCTAAGACGCTTGTTCTTGAGAATTTACGGTCTCGAAAACCCGGGCCAAAGCCCCTTGTCTCTATTCCGGTTACCGCAGAGTTCTATCGTCTCCTCGGTTACATTCTTGCCGATGGCAGCAGCCACGCTCAATGGATCAGTATTTCATTTGGAGATCATGAGACAGAGAACATTGCTGATTGCGTAAACCTTGTGCGGGCGGTCCTTGATCGGAAAGCGTGCGTACTGTCTCGTCCAGACGTCGCAGTAAAAATTGTCCATTTTAGTTTCAAGGCGTTTGCTCAGTGGCTGCGCGATAACTGCGGAAAATCCGACGATAAGAAGCTCCCACTATGGCTTCTACAGCAGGCTACTGATGTCGAACTGCGGGAGTTTGTAGTCGGGGCGGTGAGAGGCGATGGCGGGCTCAGCGCGTCTTCGTCGGCGCTCGGTACAAAGCGCAAGATGCAATTTACTAATACATCGTCGAAATTGACGCAGGCAGTAATGCTTGCGTGCAATCGTCTCGGGCTACTTGGAGGGCTCGTTCTCCCTGCCCGACGACAGTCAAACATTCGAGGAGAGACGTTTGACACGAAGCAGCAGTACATTTGGCAGATAACAGGTACTGCATGTGATCGCATTGCGAAAATGATTGGCCACGACTGGGACGTCGAAAAATCAAAGAGTTTCCAGCAAGGGTGGCATGATGCTACACACGTATACAGACCTATCAAAGAAATCAGCCGCCGAGTGTATGATGGCCCCGTCATTGATCTCGTGATTGATGGGCATCCATCATTCACACTTCCTGGAGCACTTGTCCATAATTGCATTACCGCCTCGGAGAAGATGGCCCGAGGTAAGCACCTTCCAGGGTTAATTGCAGATGAGGCATGCCAAGACGACGTGAATGCTGATAATACCTTTAAGGCTGCCATGCAGATGTCGATGTCTGAGCCCGAACATATCATCCTCTTGTTGTCGACCTTCCATCATCCTGTTGGGCTGTTCCAGGAAATCTGGGACGGTGCTGAACAAAAAGGATTCAAGCGTTACGCGTGGAACGTCTTCGATGTGATGGAGCGATGCGCGGTCGGTCTTGATCGCGCAACTAAAGATGATCCTGCCGCACAGTCATTTTGTCGTAATGAATGCCCCCTCACTCAAAATGAGGCGGTGTACGACGAAAACGATAAGCTGGTTGGTACGCGATTCATCGGGTGCGACGGAGTCGCTCGGCGGTCACGTGGATTTCTTCCGCGCAATAACGTCATCAATGCCATGGTGCTCAATGAAGGGTCCGAGATATTTAAGGTCGAGTTCATGTGTAAGCGGCCACAGTTCAGCGGGCCGATTTACGGACTTGAGGCGATAGAAAACGCGCAGGTCAGCGAAATCACCATTGACGACCACGAGCCTACGATCGTAGGAATTGACTGGGGTGTTACGGAAGGCGTGCTCATCCTCGGAAAAGATTCCCTCCACGCCGGTCCTCAGGTTCTCGCGAGCCGATACTTGTCTGTAAAGCTAGTCGGTGAATACATCAAGATACTTACGGAGTGGCAGGATGAGTACGGTCACCTGTCAATCTATGCAGACTCTTCGCATCCATTCGAAATAGGTGATCTTGAGCAGGCCGGGTTCGAGGTAGTGCCGGTCGACTTCGCCACTATGAAGGACTACGGGATTACCAACCTCTTGAAGATGTTCATGTACGGAAAGATCCGCATTCTAGACGACAATACTCGTTTGGTAGCTCAGCTGAAGAGCTACCGCAAAGATCCGAAGACCGGACGCCCGTTGAAGATTAACGATCACGGGCCGGACGCCCTGCTCTGTATGGCGATCACGATCGATTTTACGGAACGGTGGGCTGATCTTATCACGTCTCGCGTTGCCGGTCTCGCCAGAACCAAACTTCTTACTACAGTTGACGAGTTGGGTCTTGACAAGAAGGCTGGTAAGAGTGAAGTTGACGAAAATATCATTGACAGAGACAACAATGTGATGTTATTCTGATGTGACTAAGACGCGTTACCGCCGCTACTTCCGTTTCTTGAAAGGGGCTCGTGATGAGCGATAAAAAGCCGAGTGGAGTTTTCAAGGACGTGTTTCTGAACCACGCGGTTCGGGGCTCTCTCAGGATTGTTCAGAAGAACGAAAGTCCGGCCGTAGTGACGCCCGCTGCGCCCGCTGCGCCCGCTGCGCCCGCTGCGCCAGCTGCTCCAGCGCCCGTTGCTGCCGCTGCTCCAGCGCTTGTTGCTGCTGTCGCCCCTGAAAAGGCGATCGAAGCGACGACGCCTATCTCCTCGACAGTCATTGCCGCCGCGCCGGTGGTTGAGAAGGCGGTTGTTGAGCCGACGTTAGTAGCAGCCGTGAAGCCTGTCGAAGATGTGAAGCCTGCGTAGTAGCTGTCCAATCGATTGGACGATCGATGCCTGTTGCAAGCTGCCAGAGTAACGGACAGCCGGGCTATAGGTGGGGATCCGGCAAGTGCTATACGTATGATCCCAACGATCCGGCGTCTAAGGATCGGGCATACGCAAGAGCGCAGGCTCAAGGGCGTGCGGCACGTGCTGCGGGATATCGCGGCAAGGAGGATTGCGTGGATTGCCAATCGACCGTTCTAGCTACGTCATTTGAAAAAGCGCCGAAGATGTGCTGCGCCGAAAACTTCTTCCCTTGGCGGCCACTTGGCGAGGGGCAGAAGCTCAAGTGCGGGACGTGCGGAAATCTACTTACAAGTACGCGCGTCGAGAAGGGATCGTTCATCGCACACGATTATCGAGATGTGTGCGCATATTTCCTCAGAAAGGCCGTTTTCGAGACCCGCAGCGACGTGGATAAGTGGCTGTCTAACAACCCTGTCAATCGTCGATATGTACTCACCACGGGCCAGGTGCAAGAAATGGACGTTGTTCGCGAAATGCGCGCCGGATGGGTCGTGGTCGTTAGTCCATACGATTGGTTCGCAATGGGAACGCTTAAGGGACAATGGCAGAGCGTAGGAATTGTTGTTGTAACCGGGAATCTTCGACAGGATGTCGATAACCGTATTCCTACCGATGCCGAGTTGCGGGCAACCGCAGATTTCGTGGAGAGGATTTAAGTCATGGCAAAGATGCTTTCGTCGTTCGCGATGGGTGGACAGGGTCTCGGGGGTCGTTCGAAGAAGGCCGGAGTTGCACAGGGCGGAAGCCCGAATGCTGACGACCAGAGCACCAAGGCCGGGTTCTCGTCTGGCACGGCGACCCCGTCGCGTGCAGCGATGTCAAACCCGCGACTTGATCAGCGTCCTGTGCGCCTGTCGAACAGTTCCTCGGGCGTTAGCGGGACCAGTATCCCTGTGGGACGCTCGTCGCGAAATGATGCGCTCACGACCACCAAGCTCAAGTCGGCGAGCCGTGGCGCGAGCGGCGCCATTCCTCTCGGACAGGGTGGCCAGACTGCGCCTATCGCGCGCAAGCTCAAGAACACGCGGTAATGGACGTTGACTGCCCGCGAGTACAAGGTCGTTAGGATCGATGCGTGCCCCGAGACCGAGCAGAGGATGACCGATCTCGGGGCACGCGGCTGGAGATTGGTCAACGTAACCAGCGGACTCGGAGTATTCTCCCGCCGCGTTGGTCAAACGTCGAGACCAGATCTTCCAAGGGTAGACCCGAGTAACTGTGAAATTGAGAAGACCCTAGGTGAGTAACCGACAGCCGACAGCCGAGCAGCTTCAGAAAGTCGTGACAGAAGAGCTTCCCGTCATCGCTGAATTTATTGGCGACGAGACGGCGAAGGTTAATATGACCATCGACGACATGATCAGCAAGTCAATCAGCCAACAAGCCGAAGCATCGATCGACCAGATCAAGGACGAGATGACCAGTCTTAAGAAGCATGTGGTCGAACCTCCCTACGATCCGCTCAAGCTCGCTCTCATGCTTGAGGTCAACACTCGTCTGATGCGTGCGTGCCATCTGCGTGCTCGAAACACGGTCGGTCTGGGCTGGATGGTGCGGAAGGCCGATCGGGATGAGGACGAGCCGCCGATAAGCGAGGAAGTGTATAAGCGCCAGAAGAAGGTACTGAAGGCGCTTTACGAAAATCCGAATCCTCAGTCAGCGAGTCAGTTTCTTCCTGAAACTCTCGCGACCCCGCTCGATCTTTCGGAGATCATGTACCGGATGAAGGTCGACGAGGAGGCAACTGGAAACGGGTACCTTGAGATCACGCGAAACAACGCAGGCAAGATAGACGGCATCTACAATATCCCGGCGCACACGCTTCGAGTACTGCGACTTGGCGGCTACGTTCAACTTCGTGGCCGCTGGACGGGCGCCACTGTCGTGTCCCCGGCTGACTCGAAAGTTCTTCGCCGCTACTTCAAGAGATTTGGCGATCGTCGCTCGATCTCGCGGAGCACGGGACAGGTGGCCACGAATCTGCCGCAAGATGAGCGCGCTAACGAGTTGCTGCCGTTCCATGTCTTCAGCTCCAGATCATCGTACTACGGAATTCCTCGGTGGATTTCTGCCGTGGCCGCCATTCAGGGATCACGGTTGGCGGCAATCCGCAACATGGCGTTCTTTGAAAATGATGCGGTCGGTAGGATGGCCGTCGTCGTATCCGGTGGCGCGTTAACCGGGGATTCGGTGAAGGATATTCGTGACTTCGTTAATCGCGAAGGTAAGGGAGTCGAAAAGTCTCACCGTGTAATGGTTCTTCAGGCTGAACCGCGAAAGGTCATCAGCAGCAAGGGCATCGCTACGAAGATCGATATCGTCCCACTGACTGTCGGAATAAATGAGGACGCATCGTTCCTTGGATATCGAGTCGCGAATGATGAGGAGGTTCGAGAGGCATCGGGACTCTCGTCACCATTCTTCACGGCGGCGAATCTCAATAGGTCGACCGCAACCGTTCTTCGAAAAATAACATTAGAGCAGGATCTTGTTCCTGATCTTCGATCGCATCAGCACGTCATCAACCGAACGATCTCCCGTGACTTACTTACGCAGCCAATGACGGAACGCGAGCGCGCTCAGTTTGCGCTGCAGGCCGAACTTCGCTTCCGTGAACCGGCAAGCGTCGACGAGCTGGAGCAGGCTCAGATCCAGGGAATGTACGCTCGTTCGGGTATCGTCACGATAAACGAGGCTCGTCGCGCGCTCGGACTTGCCCCGTTGCCGGACGAGCTTGTGTACGGAACGCTTCCGCTTCCCATAGGCTTGGCGTTGCTTGAGATGGGGCTCCTATATCAGGGAGCGGTGACGTCCACTGGAGTGCTGTCGTGGGAAGAGACGATGCAGAACATGCTCGCCAACGAAGCTGCAAAGGCGGCCGTCGTGCAAGGTCCGCAGGAAGGTCAACCGGCTACCGACGAGGAGAAGCCGCCCGCTTCGACGGCGAAGACGCAGCGTAGCCACGAGACAATTCAGAAACTTCGTGGAATGGCCGGATTTGCGCATCGACTTACGTCGTACATTACGAACGAGGTCGGTCGAGACGTGTTGTCGACCGAATTGATTTTGCAGCGATCCGACGGCGAGGTTCTTGATAGGGTCGCTCTTAGCGAACTAGGCAGCGCACTAGGCGGCGAGGAGGAGTCCCATGAGTAGGAATCTTGCGGAGCGGCTTGACAAGGAAATTCGGTTCGAGTTCCACACTGACTGTCTTGAGGTTTACAAGAGCGCCGACGGAAAGCCACATATCCGCGCAGTCGCTAGTGACTCTCTCGAAGATAGGCAAGGCGACGTCATCACTGAAACCTGCATCGGTAAGATGGCCGAACAGGTCGCAAAAGGTGAGATTCCTCTCCTTCCCGATCACCGGTCAAGTTTCGAGATCGGAACTTCCCGTGGGGGCGAGACGAGACGGAATCCGGAGACCAATGGGCTGGAGCTTGTGACGGACTTCGAACTTGACGAGCGGTACACTGAGGCGACGGTACTGTTCAACGAAGTCAGCAGCCGGAAGTGCAAGCGCCAGCTGTCGATTGGCGGGTACCTCAACAAGAACAATCCCCGCTCGGCGTACATGGATCGCGTCAATGGTAAGGTTGTGATGGTTCTTGATGACATCATTCTCGATCACATCGCCGTGACTCGTGAGGGCAAGGCGGCGAACCCTCGAACAAACTTTGTGGATGCAATCGTCAAGTCGATTGACAATGCCGGGTTTGCTGTTACGGAGACCGGGCTTGTTGAACGTGAACCGACCACGGCAGATGTTCCCGAGGGCGTGCAGGTTCCGGAGGCGATCAAGAAGTTGGACAAGAAGTACGCTAATACTTGGCGAAGTGTCTGGAAAGATACGTTTGTTCGCCAGATGCATATTGGTCAGCAGTCCGTTGAGACAGCAGAGACTGCGGCTGCCGGAGTAGCAACGTCGGTGATAGCAAAACAAATCGGCACGCTGCTTGACGTAAACCCAGACGAGTACGTAGTTGCGAGAAAGGACAAAGAGACTTACGCTCTCGGGACTACGCGAAGTAAGGACGGTCATACTCACCTCTGGGTTTCGAAGATGGTTGGAGAAAAATTTATTGACGGAATGATGTTGACAGTCAAAGGACATAGTCATAATATCCTAGTGACTGGTGAGTGTGACCGTGACGGTGATCACTATCACACAATGGTCCGCAAGGATCGGAAGGTCGCAGAACCTTCCACTGAGCTTTCCGCCCCCGTGGGGCTGCTCTACTTCGGAAAGGGCGTAGGTTCTGAAGAGGACGTTCGGCTCTGGCTTGATGCGAACGGAATCTCGCCCCTCAGTATCACTCGTGTAGCTGACTCGACTTACACCGTCGAATTCAGCTTGTCTCCGTTCACGAGCGACACTGAGAAGCCCGCAGAAGGGAACGCGGAAATGACGACGAAGGCTGCGACGGTCGCTAACATCGAGAAGTCAACCGTCCCCTACAAAGCATGGCCGATGTCGGACGACCGCCGATGGTCGTGGACTTCTGTCGACAGCGACGCGGTTCTTGGTGGCGACAACTGGGAGCGACACAAGTCGGCATATACGTACTATGATGAGACACGCGGAGCTACTCCACTTATCAAGGGAGCATACAGTCTTCCCCATCACAAGCTTTCGAACGGCGAGCTTCGCACATATTCTGGCGGTGTCGTAGCCGCGACGGCTATCCTCAACGGAGCGCGCGGTGGTTTCCGCCGTGATATGTCTGAAGAGGGTCGCAAATCTCTCCATGCCCACCTTGCGAAGCATTATGGTCAGATGGAGCGAACCCCTCCGGCGCTGAGGGACAAGTGGATGGCTCGTTTGAAGGAAGACTTTTCCCATCCGAATCCAAAGACACTTGCTGAGAGAGATTACGAGGACTTCGTCTTCGCTCTTGAGCAGTGTGGCCTTAAGGACGCCGAGGTTCCTGAGTTTCTCACCAAGGCGTGGTGGATGACATGGGACGAAGACGCAACTGGGCTCGCTGCGATTCCCGAGAAGGAGAAGGGAATTTGGAGTGAGATCGAAAAGGCAGTCGTGGAGGATAAGAATGCCATGGAAACATCACTCGTCAGTCAGCCGACGCCCGAAGTTGCGACAACGAAGGACGCGAACAGTGGGACAAGTGACAATCAGCCGCCCAAGCTTGCGGAGGCAGCGGTCGCCAAGTCCGACGACAGTAACTCTATGAAGAAGATCGAAGAGACGATCGCAGGGCTTGCGACTGCGACGCAGAAGGCACTCTCCGATCTGATCGGTACCGTTACCGAACTCGGCACGAGGATCGGCCAGCTTGAGACGGCAAAGGCTGCGCCTGAGAAGGTCGTGGCCGAGGTTGCTCCGGCTGCTCCGGCTGTGCAGGCCGTTGCAGCAGTTGCGGAAAAGACCGTCGATGCTCCGGTTGCTCCCGAGGCCGTAAAGCCGCAGGCTATCCCGGCGGCGGTTGTGGCGGCCATTCCGCCAGTCCCGGCGGCCCCGGCCGAGAATGACGTTACCCCGGTCGTTGCGGAGACAGAGAAGACTGCTGGCCAAGCGCCAACAGAGACGATTGTTGCGGGGGTTACTTCCCCTGAAGTGAAGCCCGTGCAGACCCCTTCGGAGTTTCTTGGCGCGTTCCATGCTCTTCTCGCGAGCATGGGAATGACGGACAAGGACTTCTTTGGGCCAATGGCTCAGAAGAGCCTCGATAGCATGGGACCATCCCTGACTGTGGCGGTCGAGAAGACCGTCAAAGAGTCAATCAGCGCACTCCAGAGTGGAGTTCAGGCTGATGTCGAGAAGGCCGTAGCTGGCAAGCTCGACGCGAAACTGCTGGAGGTCGCCAAGGACTTCCGAGAGACGATCGAGAAACTGGACGTGCGTCTTGAGAAGGTCGAGCAGGTTGGCGGCGTCCCGAAGGGCGCTTCCGGTCAGGAAGGTGCTCCGGAGACTTCAGGTAAGCCTCTGGGCAAGTTTTCAGGTCTGTTCGCTCGGGCGCTGCGCAAGCAGTAACCCGGTAGCGACAATAACGAAGGAGATTACAATGGGGACGTCCAACGAGAATCTTATCGAAAAGGCGTTTGAGAGTGCCGGATTCCTCACGGGCGGCGTGCTTAACGCCACGCAGCAGGATCAGTTCGTCACGTACGTGAAGAAGTTCTCCGTGCTTCTCGGCATGGTTCGATTCATCAACATGCCGAATCCGAAGTATGACATCGACAAGATGCACATTTCGGAGCCGGTAACTGAGTCGATCGGTGAGAACACCGTCTCGGCGTACAGGGGCGCAGGCGTGTTCAACCGCGTTGAACTCTCGGCGTCGAAGGTCCGCTCGGCATGGGACATCACGACGGAGTCGCTCCAGTCGAACATTGAGCGCGATGGCTTCGAGGATCATCTGATGGAGACGATGACTGAGCGGATCGCGACGGACCTCGAACTGCTCGCCATCCAGGGCGACGTCACGACCACCGGAACGACGCCGATGCAGCGACTGTTGGTTCGTCTCGACGGCTGGGACATTCAGACCAACGGCGCGCATATCGTTGACGCTGACGGCGACGAGGTGTCGAAGAACCTCTTCGCTGCGATGCTCCGCGCAATGCCGAAGCAGTTCAAGCAGGATCCGGGTCTCCGCTGGCTGGTCTCCGACACGCTGGCGAACGACTGGATGAACCTCCTTGCTGAGCGTGGTCACGCTGTCGGTGACGCCGCGCTGCAGGGCAACGGAATCAGCCCGTTCGGCAAGCCGATGATCGTTGTTCCGCTGATCCCGGACGACAAGGCTCTCTCGTTGCTGGCCGCAACTCCGGCAAACGTGAAGGGCAACCGCTTCGGGCCGTTCACCACCACGGCCGTGCTCAATCAGCTCTCGCTTAACAACAACGCGGGTATTGGTCCGACGACCGTCACGCTCACGGTTGGCGTGCTTGAGACGGTCGAGGTTGCTCGCCAGATCAACGCGGCGCTGGTCACAGCGTGGGGTGCTGGTAAGGACTTCGTCGCGCAGGATGACGGCGAAGGCCGCCTTGAGTTCGTCGGTACGGCAACGGGCGCGACGAATCAGGTCATCATCGCGGCGGTTGGCGGACGCGACGTGCTCCCGACTCTCGGTTTGACTGCTGGTACGACCAGCGGCTCGGCCGCCGGTGCGGCAGGCACGGTGTACGAGGGTACGTTCACCCTCTTGACGAACCCGATGAACCTGATCTTCGGAATGCTTGCGGGAACCCGCGTCTTCAGCGAGTTCAACAAGGATTACGACCGGATTGAGACGATCGTCTACAATCAGGTCGACGCGAAGGTCGAGAACATCAACGCGATCGTCAAGGGCGTCAACATCCGACGGCAGGCTCTGTAACTAGACTTGCTGCTGAGGGGGTGCGGCCTAGTCCGCACCCCCTTGGCATCGCCTAGAGACCTCGGAAGGAGACGTTTATGGCCATCAAGATTCCAAATCGAGTCGGTGAGGGATTTGCCGGTCTCGATAGATTCAGCTCGAACAAGGCGAACCTTGCCGATTGTCTGAATCAGATTGCAGCCAATCTGACTGCTGTCAAGGCTGCTGCGACTGGCGTGGCGTACGGAAATTTTCAAACTTCAATGGCTGCAATTGACGTAATTGAGAGTTCCACTGATTCAAGGATTTAGTATCCTTGATGTTGACGTTAACGCGAAGCTGATTGGGGAGGTGCTCTGTGACTAAGTGGTTCAAGCTGTCGAACGGTACGTCGTATTCCTGGAAGAGCAAACTTAGCGGAAAGTCTTACTCTTTCGAGAATTCGGATCAGTGCGTTGCGGTGGACAATGTGGATGACCAGAGCCGTATGCTGGGAATGCCGGATCGGCTCGTAGAGGTCGATCAAAGGGGCGGTGCCATCGTTCAAGCAGCTGGTCAGCCCGTACCTATGGCATTCTCTAGACACGGTATGGTTCAGCCTCGATCGTATGCGAAGATTACAAGGTCTTCTCCAGCGGTGCCGGACTCGTCGCAGGAAGTTCCGGCTCCCCGCAAAATTGTCAGTAGCAAGAAGGCCGCTGTTAGTAGTAAGAAGGCTGCTGAGTCGTCCGCTCCAGAAGCGCCGCAAAAAGCGCCTGTTAAGGCGATTCAGGACGCTCCTGTGCTCGCGGCGGTTGCCTCTACAGCTCAGGAGGCAGACGACGC